GACAGGGAATGAGAGTATTGGTTTCAGGTCGTATTCAGACAGGAAGTTATACCAACAAAGAAGGTCAAAAGGTTTATACAACTGAGGTTATTATAGATACTCAGGAATTTGCAGACAGTAAGGGAGTAAGCGATAGTGGTGGCGGATATCAGGGTTCAACAAGTCAATCAAAATCATCTGCAAACTCTGACGGATTTATGAATATTCCTGATGGAGTTGATGACGAGGGTCTACCATTTAACTAGGCTAAAAATAAGAAAGGGTGCTTTATCATGGCAATACAAAAGAATGAGACAATAAATCGCAAGGAATACGAGCGTATAAAAAAGTATGATCGTACTCAGATGGATACATTTATTCAGAGTGTTTATAAAAGTGGTTTTAAAGCCGGTACAGAGTCAGTACCGGGGATAGATATATCTAAAATCAGTGAAATCTTGATTGGAATAAAAGGCCTAGGTGCAAAGAGAGTTGGGTGTATAATTGTAGCGCTTGAGAAGGAGTTAGTATGCTAATACCTACCGTGGAAGTAAAAGAATTTGAGAGATTTGGATTTAAGCCGTGCCGGGGACTTCCTAAGGGCTTGCAGTGCTACTATTTATGTGTTGCAAGAGGTTGCAAGTTTATTTTCGTCAGTCCAAAATGCTTTATGGTTGAGGGTTGGCGAAAAGACGATTCAAGGATACATGAAAGGCCTAACTGCAGATATCGAGACCACCGCACAGCTATTGACATTTTATATGACTTGATAAAAGCTGGAATGCTGAAAAAGAGAGGTGAGTAAGTGACGGCGAAAGAATATTTAAGACAGCTTAAGACGCTTGATTGTCTTATAAAAGCTAAAGAGTTGGAGAAGGAAAGACTTATGGCATTGGCTGGGAAAGTAAGTGTAAGCTTGTCAGAGAAAGTACAGGGTGGTACAGGCGGTGGAGCAGAGAATGCGATAGTTGATAGTGTAGACTTAGAGAAAGAAATTACTGCAGATATTAAAAAGCTTGTCGAATTAGTAGAGGAGGCAAGGGGATTTATAAATAAGCTGGATAACGAGAGATATAAAGCAGTTTTATCAATGCGATACATATCAGATATGACATTTGAAATGATAGCTGAGACCATGCATTACTCGTTAGGCACAATACATAATCTGCATGCGCGAGGGCTGAAAGAGTTTGATAAAGTATTTAGTGAGAAAAAGTGAAGAAAAGTGAATAAAAATGAAGAAAATAAAGTTGGAAGCGTGCTATACTGTATACGTGAAAAGTTTAAAGCAAGTATACTTTTTCATATGACCTCCTTTATGTATGATATCGGGGCAGGCTTTTATTGATGTTTCACCTGCCCCAAAAGCTAAAGGATACACTACTAAATATTTTCTTCCAGAGAGGCAGCTTGTAGGGCTGTCTTTTTTGTATTCAAAATCACAGAAAGGAGCTGATGAATATATCAAATTAACTTTAAAACAACAGAGATTTGCTGATGAATATATCATCAGTGGAAATGCGACAGATGCAGCCATAAAAGCTGGGTATAGTGAAAAGTATGCTAATACAAATGCCAGTAAACTACTACAAAATACTACCGTAAAAGCTTACATTGATGCCAGATTGGATGATTTGGCAAGTAAAAAGATTGCAGACCAGCACGAGGTACTTGCTTACTTAACTTCAGTTCTCAGAGGCGAGACGCAGTCGGAGATTGTGGTTGTCGAAGGAGTAGGTGACGGCTGTAGCGAAGCAAGAAGGTTGCAGAAGCTTCCTGACGAGAAAGAACGATTGAAAGCTGCGGAGCTCTTAGGCAAGCGTATGGGACTGTTTAAAGATAAGTTAGATATTACTGCCAATGTGCCGGTAATAATCTCAGGGGGTGATGAACTTGAAGACTGATGTCATTAAGATTCATTTACCTGAGGTAGTTGGTAAGGGATACGGCACATATTGGCGGTATAAAGGCCGATACAGAGTCTGCAAAGGTAGTCGTGCCAGTAAGAAGTCCAAGACAACCGCCCTTTGGTATATATGGGCAATCATGAAGTATCCACAGGCTAATCTGCTTGTGGTCCGTAAGGTATTCAGAACTTTAAAAGACAGCTGCTTTACAGAGCTTAAATGGGCGATAAGGAGACTGAAGGTTGAAAACCATTGGGAAGTTAAAGAATCACCGCTTGAGATGACTTATATTCCGACTGGACAAAAGATATATTTCAGGGGCCTTGATGATCCACTTAAGATTACATCAATCACAGTAGAACAAGGATACCTTTGTTGGATGTGGCTTGAAGAGGCCTATGAGATATCAAATGAAAACGACTTCAATATGCTTGATGAGTCGATAAGAGGCGCTATTCCTGATGGTGTAAAGTTGTTTAAGCAGATAACAATAACGTTAAACCCCTGGAATGAGCATCACTGGATAAAGAAAAGGTTCTTTGATGTTCCGGATGATGAAGTTCTGGCAATGACTACAAATTATCTTTGTAATGAGTGGCTTGATAAGGCCGATTTGAAGGTATTTGAGTCAATGAAGAAGAATAATCCTAGACGTTATCAGGTTGCAGGCCTTGGAGAGTGGGGTATAGTTGACGGACTTGTATACGAAAACTGGGAAGAAAAAGCCTTTGATATAAACGAGATAAAAAAGATATCAACAATACAGTCGGTATTCGGCCTTGATTTTGGGTATACGAATGACCCAAGTGCTTTGTTCTGTGGCCTTGTAGATACGAAAAGCAAGACAATATGGGTATTTGATGAGATTTACAAGAAGGGCATGAGCAATGAAGCGATAGCTGATGAAGTTACTAAGATGGGATACGCCAAGGAGCGTATAAGAGCCGACAGTGCGGAGAAAAAGAGCATTGACAGGCTTTATACTTTAGGCCTATCGCATATAACTGCTGCAAGAAAGGGACCTGACAGTATAGTTCACGGTATCGACTTTATACAGGACTACCACATAATAATTCATCCAAGGTGTGTAAATTTCATTACAGAGATATCCAACTACACATGGGCAAAAGACAGCAAGACAGGCAATATGATAAATAAGCCTATTGATGATTTTAATCACCTTATGGACGCCATGAGATACGCTCTTGAGGATATCTCGATGGGCTCTGTGTATAGTTTTGATTAAAAGGGAGTGAAGATGTGGATTTCATAAAAAGAATAATTTTGGCAATAAGTCAATTTTTTAATAAAAAGAGTATAGCAGGCATATCGGGGATAAGTATTCTAAAGAATGAGACGCTGATATGGAGGTCTTCACCTGATAGGGTAATGCAGCTGAAAGGTGCAATGTACTATGAAGGAGTCCAAGACATATTGAGGAGAAAAAGGACGGTGATAGGTGAAGGCGGAGATCTGCAGGAGGTTAGCAATCTGCCAAATAACAGAATCATAGACAACCAGTACGCGAAGCTTGTTAATCAAAAGGCTAATTACCTACTTGGACAGCCGTTTGTAGTAAGTTCAGACAATAAAGACTATCTTGAGTGTTTAAAGCAGGTGTTCAACAAAAAGTTTATGAGAAATATAAAGACAGCAGGAAAATATATGTTAAACACAGGCATAGCATGGATTTATCCACACTATGATGGCAGTGGACAGCTAAGCTTTAAGGTTTTTCCGGGATATGAAATTTTGCCTTTTTGGGAAGATGATGAAAAGACCAAAGTAAGGTTGGCTGTACGATTATACAAAACGGATGAATACACATACAACGGAACTAAGACTGAAGTGGAAAGAGTTGAGGTATATGCTCCGGATGGTGTGTACAGATTTATATTAAGCGGTGAAGCCATAAGAGGTGATGACATTATCCCATATAGCGCTTATGTAAATACAGAAAATGAAAACTATAATTGGGGTAGGATACCTTTAGTACCGATGAAATATCATGACGGCACGCCATTACTAAAGCGAGTTAAATCCCTCCAAGACGGTATCAATATAATGCTTTCGGACTTTGAAAACAACATGCAGGAAGACGCAAGGAATACTATTCTTGTCATTAAGAATTATGACGGGCAGGATTTAGGAGAATTTAGGCAGAAGCTTGCATTGTACGGAGCTGTTAAGGTCAGAAGCAATGATAGTGAAAAAGGTGGAGTTGATACTCTTGAGGTTAAGGTGAATGTAGACAACTACAAAGCTATTATTGAGATATTCAAAAAAGCCTTAATTGAGAATGGGATGGGTTACGACGCTAAAGATGATAGAATGTCTGGCAATCCTAATCAGATGAATATTCAGAGCATGTACAGTGATATTGACTTAGATGCAAACGATATGGAAACAGAACTGCAGGCGGCTTTTGAGGATTTGCTTTGGTTCGTGAAGGCGCACTTATCCAATATGGGATTAGGTGATTTTGAGGATGAAGAGGCTACTATCACATTTAACAGAGATATATTGATAAATGAGACGGAGGCAATAGACAGTTGCGTTAAGTCTGTAGGCATCTTATCGGATGAGACTATCATAGAGCAGCATCCTTGGGTAGATGATGTTCAGAAGGAACTTGAGCGTATAAAGAGGCAAAAAGAAGAGCAGGTAAAAGAGCAATATGGTGCTTTTAATGATACCAACTTGGGGGATGGTGATGATATGTGAAGAACTCGGACTACTGGATAAACAGATTCGGTCAGCTTGAAAGCGTTACAAATAAAGATGCTATGGAGGCCTACAGGGATGTTGAGGAAATATACCAAAAGGCTCAAACAGAGCTTGAGGATAAAATAAATACCTGGTATCAAAGATTTGCAACTAACAACCAAATATCCATGGCAGAGGCGAGAAAGCTATTAACCACAGGAGAGATGAAAGAACTTAAGTGGTCGGTAGAAGAGTATATAAAGCATGGCAAAGAAAATGCTATCAGCGGTCAGTGGGCAAAAGAACTTGAGAATGCATCGGCAAGGTTTCACGTATCAAGGCTGGAGGCATTAAAGCTTCAGACACAGCAAAGCATTGAGGCGCTGTACGGCAATCAATTAGATATCGTAGACAGCGCAATGAGAAAAGCATATTCACAGAGGTACTATAGGACGGCTTTTGAGTTTCAGAAAGGTTTTGGAGTAGGGTTTGCAGTAGACAGGCTTGATGAAAATACACTTAGTAAAATAATCAATAAGCCTTGGGCAGTTGACGGCTATAATTTTTCTAAGAGGATATGGACTAACAAAGAAAAGTTGATAGGTGAACTTCACAGCTCTTTAACAAGAAATATAATTACCGGAGCGGACCCGGCTAAGGCTATAAAAGAGATAAAGTCTAAAATGGGAGTATCAAGCAACGCGGCAGGCAGGCTTATAATGACGGAGTCTGCCTATTTTGGTTCTGTGGCTCAAAAAGATATGCTTAATAATCTTGATGTTGAAAAGTATGAGATTGTGGCTACATTGGACAGCAAGACCTCTGAGATATGTAGAAGCCTTGACGGCAAAGTATTTGATATGAAGGACTATCAGGCAGGAGTTACGGCCCCGCCTTTTCACCCGTATTGTAGAACCACCACAGCACCGTATTTCGACGACTGGGAAGAGCTGGGAATTGATAGAGAACGAGTTGCGAGGAATGATAAAGGCGATAAGTACTTTGTTGATGGAAATATGACTTATAAAGATTGGGAGAAACAATATGTCAACAAGGATGCTGCTGACGATGGTAAGGCATTGAATATTGATACGCAAAGTGGTAAAGTGAAAGTATCAGAGGACATACCTGAACTAAGTAAGCTAAAAGCTTCTCGTATGGAGGATGATGATTATAACGAATATTTCGATATCGTAAACAATCATAATAACGAAGATATCAGAAGACTTTACAAACTATATGCAAATGAAATAGATGAGATAAAGCTTTTAGGTTCAAAAACTGCTGCATATGATCCAGCCTCAAATAGCTTGAGTTTTAACTATAACAGTAGTAGTAAGTACCCTGAAATAAATAAATTTGGAACGCTTGCTCATGAGTACGCTCATTTCTTTGATGAAAAAGCGGTATTTAACAATATCAATTTTAAGGAAGTGGAGGCCATAAGAGACGCAACGTGGATGAATAACTACTTTAAATCAATTCCCAGCTCAAGTGATGAGTTCCTTGAGGCGCTAAGAAAGGACAAAGAGTTCTTGAGTTCAATATTAACTCCAGAGCTTAAACTCGAGCTTAAAGCACATAACGCAAGTCACGGAGTACAAGATGCGATTGACGGATTGTTTCCAAATGCAAGGATAACGTGGGGGCATGGAGAGAGATATTACAATCAGATATATTCCAATATTGAATATTTCGACAAGTTCGCACGAACGTCAAACAAGAAGGCATTAAGACAAGTTTATGCAGATAAGGGTTTTGATGTAAGCAATTACGGGAAGGTTAAGATAATCTGCAGGCAGTACACGGCAGCGTCTGAAGCATGGGCGAATATCATAAGTTCAGAAGTTTGTGGCGGTGAAGAGTTGGAGTATGTAAAGAAGTATTTACCCAACAGTTACAAAGCGATACTTGATATATTGAGAGGAGTAGATTAGTGGAGAAATTAGAAGAGGCTCTTGAGCTTTACGAAAGAACGTTTGAGGAATCATTTCCAACCATACCCTTC